CGGCCTCGCCGGTCGCGCGGGCGCAGATGTTGGCCTGCTCCGCGAGCTGTTGGGCGGGCGTGGTGCCGCGGCCGGGCGGGATGGAGGACCACGAGATGCCGGTGGGCGCGGACGTGAGCAGCTCGGGCGTGACGTAGGGGGTGAGGGGGCCGACCGGCAGCGTCACGTGGTCACCGTTCTCTCAGCCTTGATGCACTTGCGGCACAGGTAGCCGTCGCGGTCGGTGACCCAGATCGCGTGCTTGACGCAGAGCGGCACGAGGCAGGCCACGCACTGGGTGAAGGGCTGGGTGGAGGCGGCGCGCCTGCCGCGGCGAACGGTCCCGCACCGGCCGCAGACGCCCCGCCTCGACACTCGCTATCCCGCCTGAGTCAGCCGCTCGAGGAGCTGGGCGCGGTTGCCGGTGTCGGCCACACCGCGGTCTCGCGCGAGGGCTCGCAGGTCCTTGACGGTGAGCTTGCTCAGGTTCACCGGCTCGTCGTCCTCGAGCAGGTCGGGGACGAGCTCCGCGGCCTCACTCGTCACCGACGACACCTGGGTGCGGTTGGGGGACGCGACACCCGTCGGGTTGTCCTTGGTGGCTCCCACCGGCGGCTCCTCCGGGGAGCTGGTCAGGGCGGTGAGCGCCTTGGTGACCTCGGGGTTGATGCCAGCCAGCGCCGTGGTCATGATCGCCATCAGCTTCTGCATGCCCTCCTGGGAGGACGCGAGGCTGGCGATCGACGTCTGCAGGCTCGCCGCGATGTTCTTCTCGCCGCGCTTCTCCTGCAGCTCGCGGAGCTTGGCCTCGTCGGGGGTCTCCGGGATCTCCTCGGTGTCGGCGGCCCAGTGCGGGTCCTTGCGCAGGTGGTTCTCGCACGCGGGGCAGCTCAGCGCCCACACCTTGGCCGGGGAGCCGTGGGTCACCGGCCGCGAGTGCGTGGCTCCACACCCCCCGTGGTCCCTCGACAGAGCGACGCTCATGACGTCACTCCGGGCGAACAGGGTCACGGTTCCTCCTCGATTGACTTGACGGTGTATCCCTTTTCCCGGCACTCGGGACAGGCAGCGACCGTGGCCTCAAACCGCGCTCGCGCCCACCGTCCCGCCGCCTCCCACGTCTCCTCGGACGCGTCGGGAGCCGGCAAGCCGCCGACCACGTAGTGGCCGCGGAGGTGCCACCGCATCTCTCTCACGGCCTCGTCGAGCTCAGGCTCACCGACGGGTGCGGGGAGGATCGGGCTGAACGGTGGGAAGACCGAGCTCTTCAGGTCGATCTCACTCTCACGCTCGGTCACCGACGTCCCTTGCTGATCGGGTAGATCAGCGATGCGGGCTGTGTCAGGTCATACCACGAGCCGAACTCCCTATAGAACAGGTGCCCGTGGCAGTCGTCGCATCGCCAGTGTGAGTGCTCTCGCTTCTCGTCGCAGATGTCCGGGCAGGGAATCTGAGCGCACTCGTGCTCGGTCACCACCGGTCGCCCCGTCCGGACGTGTTTCCCGTCACCCCAGGCGCGCCCATACCGTGGTGGTACCAGTACCAGGTGCGGCGGGGCACGTGGTGAACCCTCGCGCCGGCCTTGCAGCAGTTGACGGTGAACTCGAAGTCCTCGCCATAGACCTGACCGTCAACCATCTCGCCCTGCGGCGGCGCGATGCCGACGGCCTGCGCGAGCTCGGTGCGGACGAGCGTGGTGACCGTGGTCTGGTGCGGGTCGTTGACGTCGAACGGGCGGCCGAGGTGGCCGAGCGGGTCGACGTCGGGACGGTCGTTGTTGGCGGCGTCCCGCACCATGTAGTACGAGTAGACGTAGTCCGCGCCCGTCTCGAGCGCCGCGCAGTACAGGATCTCGAGGTGGTTGGGCATGAACGCGTCGTCGTCGTCGAGGAACGCGACCCACTCGGTTCGGACGGCGTCAAGGGCGCGCTGCCGCGTGACGCCGGCGCCGGCGTGCGTGGTGTCCTGGGCGATGGAGACGCTCCACGCGGGCAGGGTCTGCTGACTGACCGACTGCACCGCGCGAAGGAGGTGGTCTCGCCGCGGCGGGATCGTGGGGATGCAGACGGTGATGTCACCCTTGGCGGTTCTCACGGCCGCCTCCGACACGCGTGGATCTGATAGTCGTAGGTCCAACCGGGAAGCTCGAGAACGCTGCTGACAACCGTCTCCCAGCCGGCGTTCTCGAGCATGTCGGTGACGTCGACCGTGTCCCAACCCCAGTAGTGCTCGAGGTTGCCGACCTCAGCCGTCTCACCGATCGGGGTCGACACAACCAGCGTCTCCGCAACCTGACCGATCTCGTAGAGAACGGTGTCCGGGTCATCGAGGTGCTCGATCGTTTCCGAGCAGATGAAGAGATCGACGTTGGGAACCAGGTGGATCGTCTTCTCGATCGGACCGGTGTACTGATAGCCGGGTGCGAGGTCACCGAGGTGCTCGGACAGCTTCGGCAGACCGAGACTGCCCGTGATCGCGCCGTCACCACACGACAGGTCCGCGACCGTGGAGCAGCCGTACTGCGCCGTCACCCACCGCGCGATGCTGGACGTGACGGCGACGCGCAGGTGATGGTCGGCCCACCGGGTGTGGTCGTGTGGCGTCGCGTAGATCCGCGCGAGCGTCTCGTCGGAGTGCTTGGGCCGCAGGCGGGTTCTCACGACGCCCTCGCCTGCAGGTTCGCGACGTCCAGGGGCAGGCCGTGCTCGACGTACTCCTCGTAGGCCGCGTGGTCACGGCTCGTGACCGCGCCGGCGTTGACGAGCTCGTACCGCTCGTCCGACTCGGCCTTGCCCACGATGGGGTGCAGGTGCTCGAGAACGACGTCGCCGCGATAGGCGAGCTTGCCGAGGCCACGGCCCCAGTCCATCCACACGTTGTCGACGTAGAGGTGCTGGAGGCTCGGCGGGGCCATGTAGCCGAGGGTTCGCGGAATCCGCGCGTCCATGACGGCCGCGGTCGCGAGGTTGGGGCCGTGCACGAGGTCGTTGCCGTAGGCGACGCCGCCGCCCATCGCGCCGATGGCATCGCAGAGGTGCCGGTCCCAGCCGGGGGTTCCCGGCAGGTGGTCGTCACCCATGAACCCGAGGCACGCGGCCTGCGTGTCGTAGCGGTCGGCGAGCTGGTTGAGCGCGCCGACCATGCCGGGACCCGCCGGCTCCACGACCTCCACGACGGCGTCGATGGCCTGGTAGACTTCGAGGTCGGGGTCGTCGGCATCGACGCCGAGCACGAGGAGGGTCTTGGCGCGGCACAGCTCGCTGAACGCCTTGGCGAGGCGAGCCGCGTTCGTGGGCCGCCCACGGGTGGGCGTGAGCACGATGAGATCGGTCATAGCACGGACCCTATCGCACGTCGGATGCCCTCCTCGAGGGACACCCTCGGCGTGTAGAACTGAAGCATGTTCGTGGGGTCCCCGACTCGGTAGCGGACGCCGGTGGGTGCCTCGAGGCGGTGCTTGAGCTCGGGCGCGTAGCCAGCCGCGGCGGTGACGAGCCGCGCGAGCTCGTTGAACGAGGTGGCGCGGCCGGTGCAGACGTTGACCGGCTCGCGGACGTCCTGGTCAACGACGGCGAGCGTGGCCCCCACGACGTCGTCGACGTGCACGAAGTCCCGGACCTGCTCGCCGTCGCCCCAGATCTCGAACGGGTCGTCACGGCGCAGGGCGCGCTGCACGAATGCGGGGAAGGGGTACGCGGTGTCCTGATCGGTGCCGTAGCCGCTGAACGGCCGCAGCACGTGGACCCGGCCACCCGCGGCGGCGTAGTGGTGAGCGAGAAGCTCGCCGGTCACCTTCGTCCACCCGTACGTCTGGTCGGGCATGCCGAGCAGGGAGTTGCCGCGGATGCTGAGCTCGCACTCACGCAGAGAGTCGGCGTAGCGCAGCTTGGGATCGGCGGTGTCCTGCAGGTCGACCGGGTACGCGGCGGAGCTGCTGAAATAGACGAGCGCGCCGGGCCTCGTGCGGTGAGCCCACTGAAAGAGCTCCGCGTCGATCGCGAGGTCGACGGCGACCTCAAGGGGCGCGCCGTCGATCTTCACGCGGCCGCCGACGACGGCGGCGCAGTGCACGACGAGGTCGTAGCGCCTGGCGTTGAGGCGGAAGAAGTCGCGGGCGTCGATCGGCCCGTTCTCGTCGCGCACGTCGAAGCCGGTGACCGAGTAACCGAGCGAGCTCAGGCGACGCAGCACGTGCCGGCCGATGAAGCCGAGGTGGCCGGTGACCAGCGCTCGCTTGCTCACAGCTCCAGCACCCTCTCCCACCGCCACAGGTTGTCCTCGATGAGGCTGGTTGACGTGACGTGGCTCCGGGCCTTGCGGCCCATCTCCTCGCGGAGGTCGCGGTCCTCCAGGAGCTGCCGCAGGTAGATCGGCCACTCGTGGGGGCGATCAACCAGGAAGCCGGTCTCGCCGTGCCGCACGTAGTCGGCGTAGGGGCCGCAGTTCGACGCGACGACGGGGATGCCGAGCGCGCCGTACTCCATCGCCTTCAAGGCCGACTTGGACTTATTGAAGAGGGAGGGCCGCAGGGGAGCTAGCCCGATGTGGAAGTCGATCGCCCGCAGGTAGTCGTCGATGCCGTTGTGCCACCCCGTGTGTCGGGTCTTGGGCCACCTGGTGGCGAGGTCGACACCCATGGTGTGCAGCTCCACGCCTTGGTTGCGCTGCAGGAACCGTCGGAGCTCGCTGCTGAGCTCGGCCCAGTCACCGAGGTGGGTGGCGCTGCCGGCCCAGCCGATCGTGGTGACATCCGCGGCACGCTCGGGCTCGTGGTCGACGAGCCAGCTGGAGACGTGGTTGGGGATCACCTCGATCGGGGCGGTCGTGTACTCGCTGAGGCGGTTCGCGAGGTGGTCGGTCGTGGTCGTGACGAGGTCGGCCACGGCGAGGTTCTGTCTGGCCCGGTCCTGCATCTCGAGGTTGAAGAAGCCATGGGCGATGGGGCTGGTGCCCTCGATGTTCCACAGGTCGTCGTCGAACTCGAGGACGACCTTGGTGTGGCCCTTTCGGGCGACCTTCTGGATCCACTCGCTGGGGCCGGGCAGGACGACGCGCTGGGCGATGACGACGTCGGCGGCGCCGAGGGCGACGTCAGATGGCATGTTGCCGTCGCAGCTGACGTCGTGTCCCTTGGCCTTGAGCGCGTTGAACGGCTGCTTGACGCGGTAGTAGCCGCAGCCGCTGTGGTCGCAGAGCCAGCCAAAGACCTTGGTCACCGACGACCCTCCGCGTCCCGAACGGGGCTCGGCAGCTTAACCCACCGGCCCTCGCGCTCCCAGCTGAACTTGACCCACTGCCACCAGGAGCCGTCCTCGAGGACGGTCAGCTCGCCACGACTGCCGGGATCCGTGGGATAGACCGGCGCGGTCACTAGCTGACCTCGTCGACGGCGTTGGTGGGGGCGGGGTTGACGATCACGGTGATGTCGCTCGCGGGGTTGCCGTTCACGACGGTTAGCCCGTGCTGGAGCGTGCTGCCGTATTCATAGGACTGCTGGGTGCTGACCGCTGAGGCGTGCAGGGTGGCGAGAACCGTGCCGGAGGCGGTCGGTGAGTCGTAGATCGTGATCGTGGACCCGGCCGCGGCGCCGGCGTTGTTGATGATGACCCGGCTGAGCACGACGTTCCCAGCGGTCTGCAGCGTGAAGCTGCCGGACGCGCTGATGTTGAAGGTGTTGCTCACGCCTCGTCCTCCTCGACCGTGTCCTCACCGCAACGCGGGCAGCTGCGGCTCCACGCGTTCCACATCCGGCAGCAGGCGGCACACCAGCGCCCTCTCTTGGTGCCGAGGAAGCCGCGGAAGCCGGCGAACGCGAGGCCGGCATCGCCGCCGATCTGGCGCTGGACCGCGGTCGCGTGCCGCTCGGCGACCTCGACGGTGCCGCCGGACTTGCCGGCGTAGCGGGTGCCGTCCTGCATGTTGAAGCCCTCGCACCCGGGAGGGAGGTTGACGCGGACGCCCACGGCTCAGGCCTCGTCGTCCGGGGTGAACGTGAGGGTGTAGGGCTTGCCGACCTCGAACTGGTCCGCGTTCTTGACGGAGATGCTCACGGACAGCGTCGGCGTGGCCTGCGCCCACTCCCGGTTGCGGCCGTCGGCGTAGTCGACGCCGAACTCGAACGAGGCGCCCTCGCTCCCCCAGATCTTCTTGCTGGTGCACTTGACCTTCGCGGTCACCTGAGCCATCGCCGCCCTCAATTCTCCGCTAGAAGTTGATGTGCTTTGGGTGGCAGTCGCCCCGCACGACCCGGACCGGCACCGCGAGGCGCTTGGCCAGGCGGTGCACGTTGAGGTCCACGTACGGGTAGTGCCACTCCTTGAGGCCGTCCGTGACGGCCGCGTCGATGAGCCGCCGCGGCAGGTACGTGAAGCAGAACGTGAACCACTCGGGGTCATCCACGTCGGTCTGCCACAGCTTCATCGCCTGCTCGATGGTGGCGTTCGGCTCGGGCTCGCGGCGGTGGCTCCACACCCAACTCGGCAGGTGGGTGGACCGTGGCCAGATCCGCGTCGGGGCGGCCCACACGACGGTGGGGTCGGACCCGACGTGCTGGATCATCGTTCCGAGGTCGGTAGGCTCGATCGCGACGTCGCCATCGAGCAGGAGCATCCCCACGTCCTGCGGGGTCGCCATCTGGCGCCACGCGGACGCGAGGACGAGGCCCTTGCGGCCCTTGGGGTGCGCCGGCTCGGGGTTGACCTCGATGACGTGGAACGGCTGCTCGACGCTGGGGATGACGTGGCCACGCCACGCCACCCTCACGCAGACGAGGTTGATCACCTGGCCGGCGACGCCCGGCCCCTCAGGTGCTGGCACTCGACGCCTCCCGCTCGGGACGGAGAGACGGCTCTCCCCCTGGCGTCACTATATCTACTACCAGCACGTTGAAGGCCGAGCGTCGCCGCGCTGTTATCGAGGTGTCGTGATGCTAGGACGTGCCGGCGACGGTCTTCACCGTCGCCGTCGCCGTCCCGGTCACCGTGGCTACCTGCGCCCCCGCCCGGTGGTCGTAGACGACCGCGGCGCTCAGGGTGATGTGGGTGCTGTCCGGGAACGACGCGATGGTGCCGACCTCGGCGGTGTTGCCGGTGCCGACCTGGACGAGGTTGCCCACCGCGAAGTTCGCGGTGGTGCCGACGGACAGGTTGCTGGTGCTGCCGCCGGTGGTCGCTGCGGTCAGGTTGGTCACCGCCGTGCCGCTGACGGTGACGCCGCCGGCGGCCGCGTAGATGGCGTTGACGCCGTTGGCGAAGTTGACCTCGTTCAGCGGGGGCACCGCCAGGCCGCTGGTCGCCGTCACGCCGACGCCGCCGACGTACACGGTGGCGGGGCCGGTGTTGTGGATGACGACGTGCGGCCGGCCGACGCTGGCGGGAGTGTAGACCTGGACGGCTGCCGCTCCCACGGGCGTGTAGATGGAACGGCTCGCCACGTCACACCACCGACGGGTTGGACGCCAGCGCGGCCAGGATCGTCGCGCTGCCGCCGTTGGCGACGGCCGCGTACAGGTTCTGCACCCGGCCCTGGACGGTGAGCTGCTCGCCGGCGTTGAGCAGGACGCCGGCGGTCGGGGCGGTCATGCCCGAGTTGGTGCCGACGTAGGCGACGCTCGGCCCCTGGTTGAGGACGGTGTACGCCTGGTTGGCGACCGTGGAGCTGATGAAGTTCCAGGTGTAGGTGCCGCCGGCGTGGCTGACGGCCGAGCCGGAGGTCGCGAACACCTGGGTGCCGCCGGACGTGGTGATGGTGGTGTTCTGAAGCTGGGGGTAGTCCCCCTCGAAGATGGCCACTTCGGTCCTTTCGCGGACGAGGGTCGACGGGGCGCGGCGGCTCGGTGAGCCGCCGCGCGGCCGATCACGTGTAGGGGGTGGTGTTGGTCTTCTGCAGGCCGGCGAGGTGTGCCGAGTACTGCGGCGCGTGCGCCACCATGGCCCCGTACAGGAAGATGCTGTAGCGGAAGGTGGCGTCGATCACCGGCCACGCGATGGACACGTAGTCCTGGACCGTGGTCATCTCCCACGCGTTGGCGACGTTCGTCCACGTCTGGGGGAGCTGGTAGGTCATCAGGTCGGCGTTGCCCTGCTTGTACCAGGGGTGCACGACCATCTTCATGATCGACCGGGTGAACGGGTTGCGGAACTCGTCGACGGCGGCGCCGGTCTGGATGCCGCCGGTCTCCGACTGTTGGATGAACAGCCGGTAGTTGGTGGCGGAGCCCTGGGCGATGACGTCGTCGGACAGGTTCGCGATGTCGGTCGCGGAGCTGAGCAGCTCCGCCGGGTCGGCCTTGAACGCGCCCGGGTTGTTGGACGAGCTGTCCCACAGCGCCTTCAGCGTGGTGTTGATGACGTTGTAATTCAGCGTGGTGCCGACCGCGTTGTTGACGTAGCCGCCCTGCCAGCCGGACGGGTAGATGCCGGCGGTGGCCGACACGCCCGCCAGGGTCGGGATGACTCCCTCCATGCGGGTGCCCTTGCCGGTGCCGGTGTCGGCGGCCGGCACGGCGCCGGTCGTCGCGGCGGTGCCCTGCAAGGTGAAGCGGGTGCCGCCGACCTGCGCCTGCTGCAGGAAGTAGCCGGCGCTGGCGTTGTTGGTGTAGATGTTGGTGAACAGGGCGCCCGCGACGGTCGGGATGGTGACGTCTACGACCTGGCCGGCGCCGACGGTGACGCTGTTGCTGGCGACGGACGGGGCGGTCTCACCCCAGTAGTTGCCGGCGGTGACCTCGACGGTCAGGGTGCCCGTGGTGAACGCGGTCTCGTTGGAGCCGGCGGTGCGCAGGGTCAGGGTCGGCGCGGCCGGGACGGCCAGGTTGACCGACGTGCCGGCGATCATCTGGTACTCCTCGCCGAGCATCATCTCCTGCAGGAGGATGAGGTTGGCGAGCGCGGAGACGTCCTCGAAGCCCTGGCCGCTGAACTGGGCGAGCCAGGACAGCTGCTCGGTGATGCCGAAGAACCGGTAGGGCACGTTGAGCGTGACCTCGGTCTGGCTACCCGAGGGCGGCAGGTTCAGCGGCCAGGAGCTGAACGAGCCACCGGAGGTGACGAGCTCGTCAATGGAGATGTCGAGCACGCCCTGCCCGCCGGTCTGCGAGCCGCTGATGCCGGTGAACACGCGCTCGATCCGGCTGAGGCCCTGGCCCGCCGGGCGCGGGAACTTGTTGCGGTACAGGGTGTAGACCGGGTAGATCAGCCGCGACGGGGCGAGCAGGTCGAACGGCACGAGGCCGTAGATCGAGCCGATGCCCAGGTTGCCGGCGGTGAACGACTTGTCGGCGCCGGGGATGCCCTGCAGGAGCTGGCCGATCTGCTCGCCGATGGACGGCTGGGTCAGGGCGGTCTTCAGGTTGCCGAACTGGTTGAGGAAGCCCTGGTTCATGGACTTCACGACCGACTGGCGGTTCGTGTAGCCCTGCATGGTGGCGGTGCGCAGGTCCAGGGCGGCCTGGTGGGCGCGGTAGGTGATGTCGGCCTGGTCCTCCAGCGGCTTGTTGGAGCCGATGGTGGCGAGGCCGGCGCCCTTCACCAGGTTGGGCAGCTGGGCCTTGATGGCGTCGCCGGTGGTGTTGCAGCGGGACACGGACTCCTGCAGGCCCGCCTTGAGCTCGCTCATGTCGGCGGGGGTCTGGGTGTCGGCGCCCTCGAGGAGTGCAGCCACGGTGGTTCCTTCCGAAAGCAGCGGGTTGGTGCCTTACTTGGTGAAGCCGGTCATCTTCTTGAGCTCCCGCCACGCAACTTCCCGCTGCATCGGGTCGGGGTTGTTCCGCCACTGCTCGTGCAGGGCCTGGAACACGGACTCCTGAGCGCGCTCCACGCGACTCACGGACGGCAGCACCTCCGGTGCGGCCGCGCTCTTGGTCAGCTGGTCGAAGGCGACGCCGCGGTAGGGACCCGCCGGGTCCGGCTGCGCGGCGAGCTCCTCGACCTGCTTGCGCATCTTCTTGATGGTCTTCTTGAGGTCGGTGACCTCGGTGAGGTGGGCGGCGGTCGCGTCGGCGACCGCCTTGTTGATGAGGCTCTGCACGACGTCCACGTCGAGCGTCGCCGCCTTCACGACCTCGGCCGAGGTCTCCTTGCCGTAGGTCGTCTCGAGCGTCTCGGTGACGGTCGGCGGCTCGACGGTCTTGGCCTTCTTGGCCTTCTTCGCGGCCTTGGCCGCGCCGGGGCCGTGCGGGGCTGGCATGCCGACGCCGGTGGGCACCGGGCGGGAGCCGGGCAGGCCGCCGTTGCCGTACGGGCTGCCGTCGGGCGCGGCCGGGCACAGGTCGGGGAAGGTCTGCGCGATGTGGTCGTGCATGGCCAGCATGGCCTGCCGGGCGTTGTCGCGCATGGCGTTGTTGTAGTAGGTCCGGGTGGGGACGCCGGTGACGGACGGGGCGCTGACCGGCCGCATCGGCTCGCCGGAGCTGGACGGGGCCTCCGCCGCGTGGCCGCCGGTGAGGTAGCCGCGGCCGTACTGGCTCGCGCTGATGGACCCGAACGGGTCGGGCGCGGTGTTGGGACCCGCGTGGCCCGGGGAGGCCGCCTCGTGGCCGGCGGTGATGACCGGCCGGTTGTAGGAGCGGCCGTTGATCGAGCCGGGGGTCGGGAACGTGCCCGGGCCGGGGTTCGCGTCCCGGAACTCCTTGTAGAGGTCCGACCGCGCCTCGAGCAGGTAGCGCGGGTCGGTGCCCTTCAGGAGGGTCACGTGCTGCCACAGCTCGTTGGCCTTGCGGGCCTGGTCGAGCGGGGCGGACGCGGCGAGCTCGAAGGCCTTGCGCTGCCAGTGGTTCGGGTCGAGGCTGGACAGGTCGTAGCGCGGGTAGCTCTTCGCGACGTCGTCCGGGTGGAAGCACGGGCAGGTCAGGTCGTGGAGCGTGCCGTAGTCCACGGGCACGTTCAGCATCTTGAGCCGCATCGCGGCGGACCCCTCGGGGTCATCCGGGAAGATGAGGTCGGCGGCCTTCACGGACGAGTCCGGGACGGTGGGAACCTTGGCGTCGCGCTCGAACGCCTCGATCACGGGGCCGTCGGGCTCGCGGTGCTCCGGCACCGGGTCGGCGTCCTCGGTCTCCTCGACGCCGTCGGTGGGCGTGGGCTTCTTGACCACGTCGGCCTTGGCCGCGGCCTTGCGCGCCTTCCTCGCGGCCTTGGCCGCGGCCTCCTGGAGGTCGGCCTCGCTCACGCTGGAGCCCTGAACCTGAACCTCGACGGTCTTGACCTTGGAATCCGCCTCCGGCAGGTAGCCGGGGTGGGCCTTGCCGCAGCTGGGGCAGTACTTCTCACCCTTGTCGAGCTGGTAGCCGCAGCCGAGGCACGTGAAGTCGTGGTTCTTCTTGATTGCGAGCGCGCCCTTGAGCTTGCCGCCGCACTCGGGGCAGAAGTTGTGCTCGGCGTGCAGGTTCGCCCCGCAGCCGGGGCACATGACCTTGTCCTTCTTCTCGACGGTGACGACCTTCTCGATGGTCGGCTCGGCGGCCTTCATGCCGTCGTCGCACTTGTCGTCCTCATCGCCGTCCGCGTCGGCCTTGTCGGTCGCGCCGCTCGAGCCGCCGCCGGCCGTGCCGCCACCAGCGGCCCCACCGCCGGCGCTGCCGCAGCTCTCGCCGCTGCCGCCGCCGGTGGAGCCGGCCTTGACCTCGTCCGGCTCCTCGGTCTTCGCCTCGGCGTCGCTCTCGGTCTCGACGTCGACCGTCTTCTCCTCGGCGTCCTCAACCACCTCGACGTCGACGACCTTCTCGCTGTCGCCCATGCCCAGCTCCTTCTTCCAGCTCTCGGGGAGCCGGGCCACGAAGGCGGCACCCTTGCGCCGTGCGATGCGGATGATGCTGCTCTTCAGCCCCTCCGGGGACTTGTTGTCGGCCCCGGCCCGTCCGATCGACAGCGCGGCGTCGTGAACATCCTGTGGCGTGACGATGGGGAAGGAGCGATCGTTGCCGGCGAAGTCCTCGGCGGGGATCTTGTCGCGGTCGGTGCCGCCGCCGACGTTGGGGTCCACCTTGCGCTTGGCGACCCCCTCGTGGCCGGTGAGCGCCTTGGCCACGTCGGCCGGCGTGACCCGGTCGGCGGCGAGGGCGGCGCCGGCTGCCTTCACGATCTCTCCCGCGAGCGCGTCGTCGAGGATCAGCTGGCCCACGTCCTCGGGCTGACCCGAATCGCCGGCGGCCTTGACGAGCTGGAACTTCGAGTTGAAGTTGCTGCCGCGGTCGACCAGCGAGATCTCGCTGATCTTGGTGAGGCCGTCACGGCGACCGCGGATGATGCCGTTCATGGCCTTGCCGGTCGGGTCCGGCACGATGTCCGGGTGGGTGATGCCAACCGAGTAGCAGGTGAGGACGCCCTTGCGGACGAGCTCCTTCGCCACGGGCTCCACGACGAGGGACTTGACCCAGTGGCCGTCGGGCGTGGCCTCCACCTCGAGGCCCTTGCCGGCGGGATCGCGGCGGGCCTGGTGCTGCACCCGCAGGTTGCCGCCGGTGTCGAGCCACTCGTGGATGGCCTTGGCTGACCAGTCCTGGTCGACGATCTGGAGGTCGGAGTCGACGGTGCCGTCGGTGGCCTTGCCGTAGACGATGAGGTCGCCGTCGCTCGTCTCCTCGGTCTTCTCGATGGGGAACGAGAAGTAGGTCAGCTCGCCGTCGGGGGTGAGGGTCGCGGCCACACGGGCTTCCTTTCGTCGGTCAGTCGGTCGTCTTGTTGAGGTGATCGTCGCCGTGATTCAGCTGGAACGAGTGAGCCTCGTCCCACGGCCCGACCACGGTCGGGACCCGACCGACGTACGCGGTCAGCGGCTTGCCCAGGCGCTGGGCGGCCAGGGCGCGGTGGTGGCCGTCGACGACCTTGAGCTTGGGGTCACCGGGGGTGTCGACGAGGATGGCGGGGTGGGTCGGCTCGCCGGCGCGCAGCTTGGCCTCGAAGCGGTCCACGGCGGCGTCCTCGTGGTGCGCGGCCCACCGCGGCTCGTTGCTGAAGTCGATGAGGCTGGTGGGGACGTTGAGGGGCCCCACCCAGGTCGCGTCGTCGACCCACGCGTAGCCCTCGTCGCTGAAGTTTTGGCTCATCAGGGCCGCGACCTCGTCGGTGGTCGCGGCGCGCGTTCCCTCGCTCGCCGGCCGGCTCAGGGCGTTGAGCACGAGCTGCAGGTCAGCCCGGAGCTCGGCGCGAACCGACGGGTTGTCGACGAGGTGCGTCGGGTCCCACCACGCGAGCGCCTCCACCTGGTCCCCGTCGGGGTCATCCGGGTTGGTGACGCGGTCGCGGCCGTCGAAGATCGGCACGTCGGTCTCGTGGTCGACCTCGTAGACGAAGCCTAGCCACCGGCCGCTCTCCGTGCCCCAGCCGGGCACGAAGCGGCCGACCGGAAGGACGCACCCGGTCTCCTCCTGCCACTCGCGGATGGCGGCGCTGCGGGGCTGCTCACCGGGCTCGAGGCAGCCACCGGGGAACTCCCAGGAGCCGGCCGCGGGATCGTCGTCGGTCAGGCCGCGCTGCAGCATGAGCACGCGGCCGGTGTCAGCGGCGCGGACCGCGAGGCCGGCGGCGACGCAGGCTCCCTTGGTCGCGGTGCGGCCCTCCCACCGGTCGCACACGTCGATCAAGTCGATCGAGCCCGACACGAGGTCGCACGAGTGCGTGTCGAGGTGGAACATCACGCAGGTGCCGCAGGATCGAGCGCGGCTCGCCGCTGGCCGGTAGTGAACCGACTCCTTGGACACCTTGACGCGCTTGCCGAGGTCGCCGACGTTGGGCGCGCGGCCGCGGTCGTTCGCGTCGCCCGGCGGCTCGCCTACCGACGACCGACCCGTGCCAACGCCACCTTGTGGCCAGCCACCGGTGCCTGAACTTGGATAGCGTGGAGGCTGAACGTCGACGTCCGTTTGGTGACCATGGGTGAGGGGTACCCGGTCATCGTGACCACCGGAGGGGTGATGCGCTTGAGAGTGATCTGACCCGTCGTAGAAGCCACCCATGTAGCCGTTGGGCGGCTGCGACGGAACCCACCGCGGGGGCTCACCCCCAGCCGTGCTCGACGGCACCCCGCCGGGAACCTCCGTCCCATCACCGAGGTGCCTGACGGGTGACCGGCCGCCACCGCCGGCCGCGGCCTGAGGAACGCGTGAGTCGATCCACGACTCCTGGCCGTTGAGACTGATCACTCGTCGCGTGGCCTTGACGACCCGGATCGCGTCATCGACCTCGAGACCCTCCGCCACGTGCTGGCTGATGCGAGCCAGCGCGTCGGGGTTGACGTTGCGTGGAACCCAGGAACTGACCTGTCGACCCTTCTTCACGTGCCGACTCAGGGCCTCGAGCTCGCTGCTCGCGGCCTTCTCCAGGGCCGCCGCGTCTGCCACCTTGGCGGGCGCGGCGGTCGGCTTCTTGCCGGTCGCGGAGCGGGATGGCGCGTTGCCCGCGCCGGTGGCCGCCGCGTGCCCGGGTGTCTCGACGTGCGGGCTCGGCGTCGGCTGCGTGGGAACGCTGCCCTGGCCGGTGTTCTGGATCTCACCGGTGCCGGCCGCGGTGACCGGCAGCTTGGGCTGGACGCCGGGGAGCGCGAGCTGGCCGGGAGGCGTGGGAGCCGGGCTGCCGGGCGTGGCTCCCGGAACGGTCCCGGGAACGGCGGCGGTCGCCATGCCGAACGGCACGGGGCCGTTCTTGCTGAGGAAGACCGGGCCGCTGGTCTCCGGCAGGCCCCAAGGCTGCAGGTTGAGCTCGTCCCGGGCCTCGTCG